GTTGATTAGTGTCTAAGAGAATCCGGTCCACGTCGGCATAATGTTTCTCTCCATCCACCACGATATAATGGGTGCAATCCTGCCCCCGAAGCGACTCAATGTTCCACTTCAGGTGCTTAGAGCCAATCGTGGGAGTAATGACTGCGAATGATTTCATACTATGCCTTCGGCACCAAAAACTCTATGTGTGCCGCGCTCATTTTCAAAAGTGTGCCGCCATCCTGAGAAGGCAGATAATAGCCTTCCATATCCCACAAAGGTCCAGTATTGGGAAACTTCAGTGCTGTACGTCCATCAGTCAGTTTAACCAATTGAACTTCGATTGTATTCACGCTTTCACCACCTTCGTCTTGAGCAACTTCACGGGTGGTGTAACTGTTGAATCTTCCAATACAAAGGGAAGATTGGGGAACGCTTCCTTCACTAAGGACGGTGTGAGAAACTTAATGTCCAAGTCTTTCGTGAAACACTTCACCAATAATTCAGCTTCGTCCTTGTGGATGGTACTGAGAACACTATGGAGAATGGAGGATTCCTTCTTCGCACTCAGCTTGGCAACCCGCTTCGGATGTCCCTGAATGAAAATATAGAGTCGTCGCATCTCATTACTAAGATTGGAGAAACACAGTCCCTCTGGTTCCACCGCTGGTTTATAACCTGGAATCTTATCGATGTCGAACTTGATCTTGGGGTTGAAAGAATAGTTTAGGAATTCGCGGAACCAAACGTTTGCAAACCCATACTTCTGCAAGACAGCTATTCTCTGTTCTCGCGTCTTAGCTTTATCAAACTCCTTAAATATCTCCGAAAAAAGGAAACTCGCGTAATTCATAAACTCTCCTTTGTTAAAAATTTTCGATATTCGCGGTCAATTCTTTAAGTCCACTTGAGGCGAGATAATGAAGGAAGTGTCCTCTACTGTGCGTCGGGGCATCGTCATATTCTTTCCCAATCCTGGCTCGTACGTCCACTGGAATGCGCCTCAAGTCAATAAGAATTTCGTTGCGTCTGTAATTCTTTAGCATGTCTCCCTCAATACAAAATTCCTCAGCGGGGGTATTTAGCCAGTTGATAAGCTTCTTTTCCATAATGGGCTTCTGCCGTCGACCCGTCACGAAGACATCATCAGGAGAAAGAATATTAGGAACCCCATCCCCAAAATCTCCACGAATAATCATCTGCTTGAGCGTCATGAGAGGAAATTCATCGTATATTTGCTTCTTGAGGAATGGAGAATATTGATGCACATTGGGATTCACCAACAGTTGTGCGAAATCTTTATCTCCTGAGATAATCATAATCTTCTCTGACGGGCCATATACTTGTGAGAGGTGTGCAATAATATCGTCAGCCTCGCACCCCTCAACCTGTAAGATTTTATACATCATATTTGTTCGAAATTCTCCCTTGAGTGTATCAATGCTATGATATATAGAATCCCAGTTGAACGACGACTTTTCACGTTCCTTCTTGCGTTTATACTTGTATTGAGGGAATGATTCTGTGCGCCAATACGTAGGAGCATCGCAGGCAATCACAGTAGAACCATATTCGTGCTTAAATCTCCTGACATTCGCTCCGATGGAATTGAGGATGAGTCGTCTTGAGGAATCTACGTTAATCTCCGATTCTTTTGCACTTACCAAGTGTTGCAGAATACACGCATATGCAATTTGGCTGAAATCCACAATAATCATGATATGATCGTCACGGGTGATTCAGTCGCAACTGCGACCCGCGCTCCACAAGGTAATAATGTTTTCTCATTTCCAGAATAGATAACGTCAGAAGGACCCTCGATATGAACCTGATGGCAGTACGTATTCTTTCTACCGCGCTTTACAGTAATCACGGGCTCATTTGTGCCGTTCTTTTTGTTCGCACGAATCCGATGCTGATTCACATGTATCCATGTCAACATGATTAAGCAATGACCCTCACTAAAAGTGTTTCACTGTTCAGTCGACCGGATATTTTCATATCCTTGGTCGTCAACTCATCCATAATCTTCCTCAAATATATTTTCCCACTTGAGAGAATCTGAGGAAGAATCTCTTCGGGCTTCCGTAACTTCTTGGAGCGTGACAGTCTCTTGGAATAATTGAGTACTGTGCATCCCTTGATCCCCAGTCCTGCGGCATCTTCAGCGACGTAAACTGTCAGCACACGACTTGGACGATGATAGGACCACAATCCTTCTGCCCCAATCATGCGTGTTGGAGGCACAGACTTGATCTTGAGTTCCGTATCTTCTGCATAGAACTTGAGTGATTTGACTTGTTGTTCAGGAGTTTTGAGTTTCTTCTTGCGGGGTTCTCTCTGGTTGATTGCTTCACCCATCAACGTGAGAGCATCCGAAATGATCTGATCGAATAACGCTTCCATCTTCGTCAATTGCACAGACGTAAAATTACTGTATCCCTCTGCGATTTGTTCATCTTTCCCCAAAATAGCGATTCTGTATTCATCGCGGCAATGCTTGCCCCAATTCACAATATTGGGTCCGTGGACTCCTGTGATTCCCTCGTTCCGCATGAGTTCTAGCGTATTAGGCGTCTTCTTAAAGTCTGAGAGGATAAATTCATCAATAGCAGAATCCAGCATTCCAATGAGATTAGAGGATTTCTCTTTCAAACGATCTTGAATCGTGACTGGCTTTGTTGTCGATTTGATAGTCGGTTCGGGCGCTTCCTCTGTCAGTTCTGTCATGGACTTGAGTTTCTTTTCTACCCACTCCATCGACTTATCATCAAGGATTGCACCTCGTGTAATCATGCGACATACGAATCCAAGTGTGCTCACTTGTGCTTCGATTTGAAAATTCTTGACTTTCATTTCTCGCGCCTTGCAATACTCCGCAAGGTACTTATGCGACATCTCTTTTTCTCGGTGCTGTGAGTACCAATTCAATGCGAGTCCCAATTCAATCTGTTCAAGTTCCATCATTGGATAGGATGGTTCCTCTTTTGAGAGAAGTTGGTTAATACGGGATTCTGTTGACTGACGTTTAATTTTCATGATACACTTCCATGTTATGCGTATATTTATTGTATCATAAAAGTTGAATAAAGTCAAGCAGTATGCCGCGCCGAGTATCGCTCCTTAATCAGTTCGACCAACTTAGGATCGCGGTACCCAAAGTTATCGGGAATAGCAAGACACGTCACGGGCGTTTTCAGTTTGAGCGTCACGTACATTTCTTCCACCGCATCAGCTTGATCCTGCGTCATGCACACCACCTCATCCGCCCATTCCAATAACACTTGATCCACTGGAATCAAGGCAAACTCAGGAGCAAGACCCGCTGCCCGAGTGTTGAAGTGCCACGGCTCCTGCGAGAGGACGACTGCGGCCGTCGGAGAGCGTAGAAGCCCTGCTGAGCACACGCACAACACACGCTTATAGACAGCCGTGTTCTGGAATCGATTGTTACAATTTCCGAGTCTGTTCATTAAGTAAGGGTCTTGATCTTCCATGTTATCCTTTCATTTGTTTGTTTTCCGCACACAAGACAATTCAGTATCACCCCTTGATACACAGCACTCCCTTCAGCGTTGCCACAATTTTTACAAGGTCCGATTGATTTGACATAACTTCGTCTATAGGTTTGTAGGCCCCCGGCAACTCATCGATAATCCCCGCATCCTTCCGGCACATAACTCCCGCAGTCTGCTTCTCAACATCCTCTAAGGTAAACTGCTTCTTCGCTTTGCCGCGTGATAGGACACGACCCGCACCGTGTGAGCACGAACAATACGACTCAACGTTCCCCAAACCTTCGACGATATACGACTTGGTACCCATCGATCCAGGGATAATACCAAAGTCACCAACGCGAGCACGGACAGCGCCCTTGCGTGTAATAATAACATTTTCACCATAATGCTCCTCACGTTCCGCATAGTTGTGGTGACAGTTCACCATCAGTTCTGGCTTCACTGTTCCATCTCCAAAGATCGTCTGTCCAACAGACTGTAATACCAATTCCATCATCACTTCGCGGTTCTGCATCGCGTATCGTTGCGCCCACTGCAAGTCGCGCCAGTATTCATCGAACAACTGAGTGCCCTCCAACAAGTACGCAAGGTCTGGGTCCCTCAACTTGATCTGCTCAATCTCCATGATCTTCTTCGCTTGATCGATGTAGTAATTCCCAATCTTGTTGCCAATACCGCGTGATCCTGAGTGCAGCATTGCCCACACATTTTCATTCTCATCGATGCAGATTTCGATGAAGTGATTGCCCCCTCCCAATGTACCCATCTGCTTA